CGCTATTCTTTGTTACCTATAAAGATAACTAACAGTATAAAGAACTGTACTGGTCCCCCAAAGGGGTAGGCCTTACGTCTTTCGCTTAGGTTTTCCATCACATTCTGATTAAAGAATCGGACAGGTACGTGTTCTATCGTGACAAAGCTCATTAAGAAATTAATCTGTCATTTGCTCCCGGGACGAACCCAGACCACCACTTCTATCCTAATCACCTCATTATGAGTTGCTGTTGGTTACAAGTAGCCATTGATGCGCCTCTTTGTGAAGAGGTAATGGTCAATGGACTCTACAGTCGCTTGCAAGAGAATTGAGGGTGTCAACCTTCTCTTACCTCTTAACTAAGGTCGTTACCTCCACCTTGATTGGATGGACATAACGTGACAATCTTAGTCAAGCCCCTATGTAGAGTTCTTTACTACCCTTTATGGGTATTAAAGAATACTATTAATTATGTCGCGCTTTTTACCTAAGCGTAAGATGACCTTTTTAGAATTTAAAAGTAAAACTTTTAAAAACTTTAAAGGTGAATCAAAATACACCTTGGTCGCTGGATTTATTCCCGATGCTTTAATAATAGCACGTTGGGGCAATTGCTCCAACGTTAGAACAGTACGGAGGGCCTCATCGGCCTGAAGGTAATGTTCTACTGTTATATCAACAGGATTATTTTTTAAAGGATCCCCCCTTGGGCTTGGATTTGAAAGTGTAGGGTTATGAGGTCAATAGACCAAATCTCGATACACAGGCAAATAAAAGTCCTCAAGGAGGAGCTGGAATGAGTCTACGATACTAGAATGTATATCGGTATACTCATGAAGTAGAAGATCGCGTTTGAAGGGCTTATCAATAGTCCAATGATATGTTTTAAACAAATCACAACGTGGAAATCATTCATTTTCTGGGGAAATCACCTTAAAAATATTAAGGGCGAGGAGATAGGAATTCCTTTCTCCTCGGGCAATGAAATTGCCGACTTTCCCAACCAGTTTAGGATCATAGGCCCAGATCATCTTTTGTAGGAACTCATCCCAAAAAGGATTAGTTCCTAAATCAAAAGATTTACCAAGGAAAGCAGAACTTATTAAACCCTCTAATTTCTTTTGTGAAAAAGAAGAGAGATAAGCTTTATAAGTTACTTCCTTGATCTGATCTGAGTCCATGCATCTTAAAACATCCAACAGGGATATTTTACCTCCATTAACTAACATGGTAGCAATACCAATTAGATAATGTAATCTATCTCCTTCAGAGTACTTACGCCTCATCACATGATGAAGTCAGCTGATAATTTTTTTATCAAATACTGACTTGCTAAGCAAAGAGAATGCAATATTCACTCTGCCTAACATCGTATTTTGAGATATAAGCATCTTTCAAGAGATAGCTGAGACAAAATGCCCTTTATGACCTGTCACTTTTGCGAATTCAAAGGTTTCATTTGAAGACACAACTGACTTTGATAAGTTTATAGGCACACCCAGTTTCTCCATAAAAATGAGATACTGAGCAGCCACATCCTTGTCAAATAAGATGATGTCATCACCTAACAATTCGTAACCATCGTACCACTTGAATCCTCATTTGTGCATCTTAAATCTGAAAACAGATTTCCGATTCACTCCTGCGTATTCAGCGGCAAGTTGGACTATTATATGGTGAGTAACAGCTAAGGATGCTCAAGATGATAGAGCTCCCATAGGTTGCCCAACGGCGTACCTAAGGGCTACTTCCTCTCGTACATTTGGTATTTTGAGAAAGTAGTCTCTATCAACCAAAATTCTTGCTCAAGCGTCACCTATTTCAGATCCGAAAATCTGAGATATGATGGCCTTTTGCAAGGACAATGGTAAGCGGTCAGTAGCTGCTGACAGGTCATAACCAAATGAGGCACCCGAGATCTTAACTTTCTCTCTACAGCGATGTACAGAGGCGGTTTGATCAAAGGTACCGTCATTTGGTAAAACTTTCAAAAAGTCGAAAAGATAAGAATGTATTGGTTTTAGTAACATTTGAGTTCAAATATCTACTAACGCAAATACCCTTTCTTTTCCGGCGGCTTCAGACTTTATAGATAATTGGCCCAGGCGTAAGCCTGAATCTTTAATCAAGGGTGGTCCTTTATGAAAGGGCAACCCTGAGACATATGTTGTCTTACGACAAGCATCTGACTCATAAAGTCTCTCCAAACTATCCACGAATTTTGAAAAGTTCTTATTTGGAAATTTTGTTAAGAATAATCTGATGGTTTTAACACCAAAGGAATTAATAAATAACTCAAAATCTGCAATAAGACCTGCTCAAGAAACACGGAAAGAAGGAGATGAAGTCTCCAATAGCAATAGTTTCACAGGTTTCATAGAAATATATTCAGTTGAATTAGCGAAAACCTTCTTTACAAATAGTGAAGACTGTTTCTCTAAAAAACGAGTATATGACTCATTCCCTGTAAAACCATCAGTAATTGTGGAAAGTTTTAAATTTCCAGGAATACTGATTACTCTGTAAACAGAGAATAACGAAAGTCATCATCTGATTACAGAGGGATTACCTGCCATAATAGCCCGTCTATCCAACATAGGTATAAACCTAGGAAGTTTAGAACGAGTTATCCTTGGCAAAGGTAATTCGGCCTCAAGAGCTCTTAAAGAGCTAATTTGGTCTTTTGCTATGGCTTTTTGAAGACATAATTGGCAAGCTTTTAAGTACTTAACAACATAAGTTTCTCCGTGATGTTTTTTCATTATCAAGAGATACTTAAAGAAATTAAGTACTTGAGCGCACCTAAAGGTATACCTCACTGAGGAGGGGAAGCATAGGAGTACCATTCTGTACCCTAGCTTTCTCCCCAATGCTAATAATTCAATAGAATTATTAAGTGATATCAGTGCATTAGTCTGTAAATATTCTGAAAAAATGTGTTTCAAAGAAATATGTTTTTTCATTATATTTTAAATATACTATCATTTGACTCAATACCTATAGGGAGTGATTTGGTTTAGAAGCCAAATGATCACCTAAGGGCGTTAGAAATCTAACGGTCAATAGTAGACCGGCCCTGTTGGGCTGATAAAATAACCAGACTGATGACCTGCGCTGTTCCCGTGAGGGGACGCCAGACATAGGTAACCAACCTCTAGTTGAACTCCTTTAATGGGAGTGCCAGCTAAATAAAGTAAACAATTCCTCCTGCGTTCTAGTCAACCCATGAAAATGGATCTAGCCAGACGAATTCCGAATTGTTCTTCCAAGAACACTTCTCGCACTTACCCCCAAACTAGGGTAAGTACCAAAAGGTCTTGCCGTTCCTTTGGAACGGATGGAACCTAGGAACCCGCGAG